ACGAAACCGATATTACCTACGATACTACGGCAGGTTACGAAGACCAAATTACGGCAATTACTTTGCCTGCTTTGTCTTCTATTTACAAGTTTGAACTTAAGGGAACTAACTCCTTCGAGCAAACAATTACAAGTTCACGCGAAAACGGAACTACTTTCTTCGAGCAAGTATTAACCGTTATGCTTAAAAAGCAAGACGCGATTACGCACAAACAAATTAAATTGCTTTCTTACGGACGTCCTAACATTATCGTTGAAAACAACAACGGGCAATACTTTATTGCAGGACTTTTGAGAGGAATGGACGTAACCGCGGGTACTATTTCCAACGGAACTGCGTTAGGTGACATGAACGGGTACTCTTTGACTTTCACAGGTCAAGAGGCAACCCCTGCGAATTTCCTAGATGCGGCAACCGAAGCGCAATTAGTAACTTTGCTTAACAACCCTACGGTAGTTAATTCATAAGATGTTCTAAAAAGGTAAAGAGGGGGTTAATAGCCCCCTTTTTTATTGCACAAAAAACACGTTAACGAGTTATTATAATATGATAGTAGTACAACAAACTAACGTAAGTCAAACATTTAACTTTATTCCTAGGTTCGGAAGCGGTGTAACGCTAGAACTAACGGACGAAAACACAAACGATACCGTACCCGTTGCAGGGTTATTTACTACGGGCGATTACATGCATTCGTTTAGTGGGGTTTTACCAACCTTGGAGAATCATTTTTATTGGGCGGTAATTAAAGACGGAGGAGGCAACCTACTATTAAAAGAACGAATGTTTTGTACTAACCAACCGATAGACACGTTTTCGGTTAACGACGGGGAATACATTTCAAACCAAACAACTAATGACTTTATAATGTATGAATAACGTTCACGTTTTACAATTAGCAGAATACCAACAACCGACTATCCAAGAATCGAAACGCGATGCATGGGTAGAATTCGGCGATTCAAATAATTATTTCGGTTATTTGATAGATAGATATACAAAGAGTACAACAAATTCGGCGATTATAAACAACGTAAGCCGTTTAATTTACGGCAAAGGTTTAAGCGCGTTAGATGCTTCGCGTAAGCCTAACGAGTACGCTCAAATGATGACTTTGTTTAGTGCGGAATGCTTGCGTAAAATGGTATTCGATAGAAAGTTATTCGGGCAGTTTGCAATGCAAGTTCATTACAACGAAAAGCACGATAAAGTATTAAAGGTTTACCACATTCCCGTTAACTTATTACGTGCGGAAAAATGTAACGAAAAAGGCGAAATAACGGGTTATTACTATTCGGATAATTGGGAGGAAGTACGTAAGTTCCCGCCAAAGCGATTTAGTGCGTTTGGGCATTCAAAAGACAAAATCGAAATAATGTTCGTTAAGCCTTACGGCGTTGGAATGAAATACTACGCTTACCCCGACTACCAAGGCGCGATTCCTTACGCAGTTCTTGAAGAAGAAGTAAGCGACTATCTAATTAACGAAGTTCAAAACGGATTCAGCGGGACTAAGGTGGTTAACTTTAACAACGGGGTTCCGAGCGAAGAACAACAGGATTTAATTAGCCAAAAGGTTTTATCTAAACTTACAGGCTCAAAAGGTCAAAAAGTTATTGTAGCTTTTAACCAAAACCAAGAATCTAAAACAACGGTGGACGATATTCCATTAAACGATGCTCCCGACCATTACACGTACCTATCGGAGGAATGTTTACGAAAAATAATGCTAGGGCATAACGTTACAAGTCCGTTACTTTTTGGTATTGCAAGTTCTAACGGGTTTAGTTCAAACGCAGACGAACTGCAAAACTCGTTTATTCTTTTTAACAATATGGTTATTAAGCCATTTCAAGACGAAATAATAGAAGCGTTTGACCGAATCTTAGCATTTAATGGAATAGCCTTAAAACTATTCTTTAGAACGCTAAAACCTTTAGAATTTACCGACCTTGAAAACGCAACTACGGAAGAACAAGTAACCGAGGAAACGGGAGCGGATGCAACCGAACTTAAATCACAAACAACCGAGGAGCAAATAGCTTTAGCCTTGCAGGAATTCGGGGAAGAACCGCAAGCGGATTGGTTACTAATAGACGAAGCGCCCGTAGATTACGAAACGGACGAAAAAGAAAACAAAGCCTTAAAAGGTGAAAAAAGTTTATTTTCTAAGTTAGTAGAATTAGTAAACACAGGCGTAGCATTTCCCAACGCAAAGTCCGAACAAGACGAAGTAATAGACGGAGTAAAGTTTATTACTCGTTATGTGTACGAAGGCGAAGACGGAGGCAAAAGCGGTAAAACACGCCCATTCTGCAAACTAATGAAAAGCGCTAAAAAGATTTACCGAAAAGAAGACATTCAACGTATGAGTAAAAGTATAGTAAACGGATACTACATTAACGCGGAAGGTCGCGAAATAGGCTTCGGAAAAAAAGGAGAATTAATGTACGACATTTGGTTGTATAAAGGCGGCCCGAATTGCCACCATCGTTGGAATAAGCAAGTTTATGCTCAGTTCGATTCACGATTCGGAATTGACGTAAATAGTCCAAAGGCTAAACAAATTGCCGTACGCAAAGCTGAAAAATTCGGATACAAAATTAAAAATAACGCATTGGTTTCGACACGTCCAATAGATATGCCGAACCGAGGTTTTTTACCTAAATAGAAATGGCAGAAGCATTACTAATTACAAGAGACGATTTGGTGCGATTTACCGCACTAAACGGCAACATAGATACCGATACCTTCATTCAATGGATTAAAGTTGCGCAGGACATCCACATTCAGCAGTACACGGGAACGCAACTACTTGAGAAAATTAAAGCGGATATAGTAGCGGGAACTTTGGCTAACCCTTATTTAGATTTAGTCGAAACCTACTTAAAGCCTATGCTTATTCATTGGGCGATGGTTGAATATTTGCCGTTTATGGCTTATACAATGGCGAACAAAGGTATCTTTAAGCATAGTTCGGAGAACGCTTCAAACGTAGATAAAAACGAGGTGGATTTTCTTATAGACAAACAAAGGTATTTAGCGCAAAATTACACCGAGCGGTTTGTTCAATTTATGATTTTTTCGGGTAACACTTTCCCCGAATACTACACTAACACGAACAACGATATTTATCCAAACACGGATTCAAACTATACAGGTTGGGTTATATGAAAAAGCAATACGAGCCAAAGAAAAGCAATATAATTAAGTTACAAAAACTTGTTAAAAAACTAACGAATGGAGAAAAAAATAAGCCAATTAACGGCAAAGGGCGCTAACCTATCTTCTACCGATTTACTAGAAATTTCCGAAGTAATTACGGATGGTTACGCAAGTAAATACGTAACGGGAGCGGAAGTAATTGCAAGCGCTCAAACGGGAATGCAAACGGAGCTAGTTTCGGGTACAAATATTAAAACAATTAATTCGAATTCGTTACTAGGAAGCGGTAATATTACGATTCAAACAAACCCTAGCACGATTGGGGCAGCTAACGGAACGGCAATTACAGGAACAACCATACAAATAAGCGCGTCCGTTTTAATTCCTGCGGGAACGTTAGTAGCAAATAATACTATTTATATTAAAGCATTCATAAACAAAACGGCGGGTACGGGGGTTACTACCCCACGTTACTACGTAAACACGGCTAACACTTTAACGGGCGCAACGTTACTTGGAGCGGGCGGTGGAATGTCAACAAGTGTTTATTTTCAACGATTCGAAAGAAACATTTTCTTCGATGGAACGAACTTGAATTCGTTTTTTGCGGGTACAAGTGCGGCAAATGATTATACTTTGAGCGGAATAACTTTGACCGCTTTTAATCCATTGGTAGATAATTATTTGATTTTTGCAATAAGCAACGGAACAACAACACCCGACAACGGAAACTTTAAACGCGTAATTGTTCAAAAATATGATTAACATAACCAAAATTCAAGGCGGATTTGTAATGAACAAAACCGATTATTTACTAGAAGGTGAAGCCGAAGTATTAGACACTACGCAGGCGCATTTTCCTACCGATAGAGGAATAATTTTACTAGATACTTCCGTAACCATTGACGAACAAGAATTTAGCACGATTCAATTATTTATTGATTACCTATACAAATGAATTATAAAGGGGTAGCGGGAATGTATTTTGTTTTGGCTTATGCGGGTTGTTTTGTTGCTTTATTAGAAGGGGAACAAAGCTACGTACGTATTTTGGCAGCCGCATACATTTGCCTACTTACTTTTCAATTATTACAATCTTATGAAAGCAACCGCGACGATTTTACTAACGACGATTCAAACTAAATGGCTTTCCCTTTTGGGAATCGTTTTAGCCTTTTTTATGCCTATTACAGGAATGGTTTTAGCGGTTGGTTTTGCTATCTTTTTAGATACTATTACAGGTATTTTGAAAAGTCGTAAAAACGGAGTTCCGATTCGTTCACGAAGGTTAAGCGCGGTAATATCGAAAATGTTTTTATATCAACTTACTATTATTTTATTTTTTCTTATTGATTATTTTATTTTAAATGACATTTTAAAAACTATCTTTACAACGGAATTACTATTAACTAAGGTTCTTTCGTTGGTACTTATTTCAATCGAGGTTGTAAGCATTAATGAAAATTACAAAGCGGTTCGAGGTATTGACCTTTGGGCAAGTTTGAAAAAATTATTAAGTAGAGCAAAAGAATTAAAAAATGATACCGACGAAATTAGACACTAGCAAAATAATCCAAGTTCCTTTGGATAAAACGCAATACTTCCAAGAAGAAGCAACCAAAAAACAAATCTATTTACACCATACTGCAGGCGGGGGAAACGCAAGAGCGGTTAGTCAATTTTGGAATTCTAACGAAACACGGATAGCAACGGCTTTTATTATAGCTAACAACGGAGAAATAGTACAATGTTTTTCGTCTAAACATTGGGCGTGGCATTTAGGAATAGATGCGGAGGATTTCGCAAAGAACGGAGCGCCTTACCAAAACCTTAATAAAAGTTCGGTAGGAATCGAGGTGTGTAACTTTGGCCCGTTAAAGTTCCGCAACGGAAAATTTTACAACTACGTTAACGGAGTAGTTGACCCAAAAAACGTTACTACCTTAGAACAACCATACAAGGGTTTTTTACATTGGGAAAAATACACGGATGCGCAAATAGAAAGCACCCGCCAATTACTCGTTTACCTTTGCGACACTTATAAAATTCCAAAGGCTTACCGAAGCGAAATTTTCCAAATAGACAAAGAAGCATTTAAGGGTACTGCGGGCATATTTACCCATAATTCAGTACGTAAAGACAAATCCGATATTTACCCGTGTCCTCGAATGATTCAAATGCTCAAAAATTTATGATTCGAATAATAGCGATTTTAAGCGTTTTAACGCTCTTTTCGTGTTCAAGTGAACGCTTAGCACAATACCACGTAAGAAAAGCGCTTAAACACGGCGCAAAATTGACACAAGACACCGACACGATTCGAATTGCAACCGTTGATTCGTTTCCCGTGATTAGTCACGATTCAATCGTTTGGGAAAAGTTTATCGCGTATCGCGATACCGTGATAAAATTTCAAAATGTTTATGTGCCGAAGACACGTTGGCAAACGCGAATCGAATACAAAGAACGCGTGAAGACGCTTCGAATCAAAGGAAAAACCGAATGGAAGACCGCTAAGGCGCAACAAGTGGTTAAATATAAGTTCCGTTGGTGGTGGGTTATTGTGGCGTTTTGTGTTGGGTTTTTGGTTCGTTACATTTTATCGCCTACTTTTATTGGTAGGATTAAACTATTTATGAAATTATGGAGGTAATAAAACACGGACGAAATATCCACGAATTAAGGATAGACGGTAAAACGGCGCACGTTGCAATGCTATCGGACATTCATTGGGACAACCCTAAGTGTGAACGCGATTTACTTAAAAGACATTTAGAATTTTGTAAGTCCAATAACATACCCGTAATAATTAACGGGGATTTCTTTTGTTTAATGCAAGGGCGCGGCGATAATCGACGCAATAAATCGGACATTAGAACCGAACACAATAACGGAAGGTACTTAGATAGTATCGTAGAAACTGCGGTAGAATGGTTTTCCCCATACGCGGGAATCATTAAAGTTATCGGATATGGCAACCACGAAACGGGAGTAATTAAGTTCCAAGAAACGGATTTACTTCAAAGATTCGTAGATTTATTAAACTACAAAAACGGAACTCAAGTTTATACGGGCGGGTACGGAGGTTGGATAATTGTTAGACAAATGTTCCATTCAACGGTTTCATTAAGTACAAAAATTAAGTATTTTCACGGGAGCGGAGGTGGTGGAGTAGTTACTAAAGGAGCGTTAAACCTTACCCGTGCTTTGGAAATGTACGAAGATTTCGACGTATTTTCAATGGGACACATTCACGAAAATAGCGCACGTAATGACGTAAGGGAGTGCTTAAACCATAACGCAAAGTTAGGTTACTCAGTTAAACAAAAGTACATACATTCGATGTTAACGGGTACTTATAAAGAGGAATACGGCGATGGCTCGCACGGATGGCACGTCGAACGAGGCGCGCCCGTTAAGCCGTTAGGAGGTCGAATCTTAAAAATAGAATGCAAAGAAGTTGAAAATTCGTTAATAAAGAACATAGATAGTTTTAAATTTCCTTTGTAATTTAGCAACATAGCGTTAAGGGGGGGTAGAAATACCCCTTTTTTTATGTCTTAAAAACTCTTGTTAATCAACGTGTTACAAATTATTTTGTTGAAAATCGAAAAAAAGTTTTGAAAAAGTTTGGTCAATTGAAACTTAGTATTTATATTTGCGTATAGTTATTCACTAAACAATTAAAAAAACGCTATGGAAACAATTATTAAAGCCTACGAGCAAGAACTACGCGAAACGATGCAGGAAAATATCGACGCATTCGGACATTTAGACACCGACACCCAAAGAGCAATCGAACGTTGGTTAGTTATCGAAGAATTATTAACCCGCTTAAATTTGAACAATGATTAAAGATTTTTTACTTTCGACTTTATTATTGGTTGCGATGCCATTTTTATTGTATTACCTTTTAATTTTTTTATTATGAGTTGGCAAATAGAATTAGAAAACGATTGTTGTAATTTTTACTTTGAGCGCAACGGCGCAGATATTTGGGGTTCGTGTTTATTTAGCTTAACGCCCGACTTTGATGGCGGGTTCGAAGTTGAAACCGAAAACATAACCGCTTGGTTTGATGCTAACGAATGCGAATTACCTTGTAAACTTACGTTCGACGAAGAGTTAAATTTAGCCGACGCAATCGCAAACGAAGCAAATAATTTAATGCTTTGGGAAAATTTGATGCAAGAAAGATTGGATGATTTAGAAAACGAAAAAATAGACGAATGGAAAATAAATCGATGGAATTAGGCGCGCAAGTTTATTGGTGGTGCCACGGAGGCGGGGCATTTGTAAAAGGTGGACACTTTAATTGGAAACATTATTGTAAAGTAATAGAGGCAAAAAATGAAATTATACGAAATACTATATTGGAGTCGGAAGTTCGCAACGAGCAAACCAACGAAAACACGGATAACGATAACGGCTTACGACAAAATGGATGCGGTTAGGCGCTTGGATATTTGGGAAAAACTAATAATTAAAATACGGGAATTATGACTGCAAAAGACAAAGCCATTTATTTAATCGTCAAGTTTAACAAGGTTTCAATTTGCGTAAATTTTACGAACGAAATGCTAAACAATTTAGAACATATTAAAAACCTAACCCCAAGTAAAACAATTTATGATTTAATCGAGTATTGGGAAAACGTTAAAAAAGAAATAGAAAATTTATGATAGAACAAGCCGAACATTTAATAATAAAATACAACCTACGTAGACGTTGCAGAAATCAATATTTAGTGCATCAAAGAGCGTTTTTAATGAGCCGACTAAGCAAACACGGATTAAGCGTTACAAGAATCGCAAGGATGTTTAAAATGAACCACGCTACCGTATTACACAACGTTCGAAACGCAAAATATTACGAAGAAATTGAAGACAAATATTATTTAGCAGACGTTGCCGAAATACGCGAGGAATTAGAAAGCAACCCCGTAGTTAGAAATATTGAAGACTTAGTTTCCGAAATTCTTGAATGCACCACGGTAAGAAGGTTAGAAAAAATTCAACGAAGAATTTTAAGAAATGAGTACAAGTTAACGGAAGAATAGTTATATTTGTACTCGGCTTCCTTCGACACTATAAAGCCAAAAGATGTTATTAACCCTGTTAATGAAGTAGAGGTCGAAGGCTACGGATTTAATAGGGTTTTTTTATTGATTAAATTTTTAAGTTATGTTTAATGATTATTATTTAGTGAGCGTTAAAAAACGTTTTTTACCCGAAAGCAATCGGTATTATTTACAATGTACTTATTCAAACGGACTACAAGAAATTACTTTGGAAGTTTTACACGGACAAGAAATTAAAACTATTTTGCCTTATGAGCGGATGGATTAAATTACACAGGAAAATAACGGATAACCCGTTGTACTTTTCCGAACCATTTACTCGTAGTATGGCTTGGGTGGATATGCTTTTAATAGCAAACCACACGGATAATTTTTTCTTTAAGAGGGGTATTCGTGTTGACATAAAAACGGGGCAAATTGGTTACGATTTAGATACTTTATCTAAGCGTTGGAAGTGGTCGAGGGGTAAGGTGGAAAGGTTCTTACAAATGCTAGAAAAAGACGAACAAATAGTAAGGCAAAAAACCAACGTAACTACCTTAATATCAATAGTTAACTATAAAGAATATCAAACAGACGATAAAGCAAATAGAAAAGCAAATGATAAACCAAATAGTAAACCAAACGAACACAAACAAGAATGTATAAGAAATATAAAGAATGAAAAAGAACTTATTTTGGATAGGTGGATAGAATACCGAAAACAAATTAAGAAGCCAATTAAGGAGGCTACGCAGGAAACTATTTTGGCTAAAATGGAAAACTTTACGGAAGAACAATGTAAGTTTGTTATTGATAATTCAATAGAAAACGGTTGGCAGGGTTTGTTTTGGGATAAGCTACCTAAAAAAGAAGAACTAAGCGAAGAGCAGTTAACCTACAATTACGTGCAAAAGATGTTAAATTTTAAGGACACTAAAGACTATTCGAATGCTGACTAAACAGGGCGACACGATACAATACCTGCTAGACTTAAAAGCAGGTAAGATAAAAGCAGGCTTAGGCATTGACTGCGTTTTAGATAACTTTTTAAGGTTTAAACGCAAGCAAGTAAACATAATTTTGGGACACGATAACGTAGGTAAAACGTATTGGATAAATTGGTATTTTCTTTGCCTCGCATTAAAACACGGACTTAAATTTTGCCTATGGTCGGGGGAAAATCAAAAGGGGCAAGTTCTAAGGGATTTAATCCAACTTTACGCAGGCGAACCATTCAAGAACTTAACTAATAACCAAATACAAAGTTACCTAACCTACATTGAGCAATTTTTTATTTTCGTCGATAATAGTAAACTTTACAAGCCGTTGGAACTTTTGGAGGTATTTAAGCAAAGCGAATGCGATGTAGCGTTAATAGACCCTTTTACGGGGTTAGACCGAGAAATGAGTTACGAAGGCAATTATACTTTTATGAATAAAGCACGGGAGTTTGTCAATAAAACGGGAATAACGCTTTACATTAACACGCATCCAAACACGGAAAGCGGGCGAAGCGGAAACCTTTACACGGAAGGCGAATGGAAAGGACATCTTAAACCCCCATTAAAAGACCATATCGAAGGGGGTAAGGCTTTTCTAAATAGATGCGACGATATGTTAGTAATTCACCGACTAATAAAACACGAACAAATGAAGTATAAAACAATGATTAGTATTGAAAAAGTAAAGGATACGGAAACGGGAGGAAAAATAACGGGAATCGGAGAGCAACTTTTATGCGATTGGAATAGCGGTTTAGGATTCGAACTTTACGGAGTTAATCCATTAAGAGATATGCGAAACCCAAAGAAATCAAATTTACCTTTTTAAGATGGACGATTTAACGATATTAAAAGCGAAGGTATTAACCACGTACACCGCAACCAAGGTACAAAGTAGTTTAGATGAAATCAAAGAGAAAAACGGACACCGTACCGACTTAATCGAATCAATGCAAGCAACGTTATTAGACCTTAACGAAATACGTAGAATAATTGACGGCTTAGAAAAAGAACTAAGGTTTGCGAATTCATCCGCATTTAGGTTAGAACGGTTATGCTTAGAACTGAAAGCCGAAAATAAAGAACTGAAAAACGAAATAAAAGCGTTAACCACGGAGTTATAAAATAAACTGAAAACTTTAACCTTTGAGTTATGAAACAAAACAAAATTATTAACGGGAACTGTTTGGATATTTTACCAAATATAGAAACCCAAAGTATAGATTATTCTTTTACTTCACCACCTTACAATAGAAAAAGAAACGATAAATACGCTGAATTTACGGATATAAATAGTAATTGGTTCGAAATGAATATAGAAGTAATTAACCAACTTTTACGAATAACAAAAAAACACGTTTTCTATAATATACAAGCCAATTACTACAATAGAAAAGACGTGTATAAACTAATAGGATTGTTTAACGAGAAAATAGTAGATATTCACATTTGGGAAAAATCAAACCCGATGCCTGCAAGCGGTAATAACATTACAAACGCAGTTGAGTATTTTTTAATTTTTGGTGATATTTCATTAAAAAGTAATACAACCTATACTAAGAATATTTTAACAACTTCAGTTAATTCTAATATGCCAAAAGAACATAAAGCGGTTATGAAAGACGAAGTTTGCGAACATTTTATATCTAAGTTCACAAAAGAAAATGAAACTATTTTAGACCCATTCTTCGGGGTTGGTACTACGGGTAAAATATGCAAGAAAATTAATAGGAACTTAATTGGAATAGAATTAGAAAAAGTTTATTTTAAAATGGCAAATACTATTTTATGAAATGAAAAAACTGCAAAGCCGTATTTACTCCCGTTCGATTTAATCAAAAATACTGCTTAGAATCGGAT